TTCTCAAAAAACACCTAAAAACCGTGTCAAGCAGTTTTTTGCTGAATAGTTACCTCCGGTGTTACCTTATTGTTACCTTAAGCGGCTGGCTGGCTGGCGGGATTCTAGGTAACAAAAGGGGGCGCTATGCCGGAGAAAATCAGGCTTACTCAGAAACGAGTTGCAGACCTTCAACCGGTGTCTGGTAAGCAATTCGATGTCTGGGACTCTGAGCAACCCCGCTTCGGTGTCCGCGTCTCCCCTGGCGGGCAAAAGGCCTTCTTCGTTATGCGCCGCGTCAAGGGGAAGCTGGTACGCGCCACCGTGGGAATCTTCCCGGAGATGAACGTGGATACCGCCCGGAAGCTGGCCGCCGAGATGCTGGTTGCCATGACGGCAGGCGTCAACCCGAATATAGAACGGAAGCGAGAGCGGGCGCAACAGAAAGACAAGAGCCGTTCGCTTTTGACCGTGTTTGACTCGTACCTCTCGTGTGGTGGCAAGGAAGGTGACATAAAGGCATCGACTAAGGCTGCGTATCGTTCGGCCTTCAAACGGCTTGAAAAGTGGCAGGGGTTGAGGATTGACGATATCGACGCGGCGATGGTGAAACAGCATCATGCCTGCATTGTGAAGGAGTGCGGAGGGTATGCCGCCAATCATTCCATTGGACTGTTGCGGGCGCTGATGAAGTTCGCGCGGGTAAAGGACAACCCGACCGAAGGAATGGCATGGGCCAAGGAAGCCCCCAGGCGGGAAGCGATGGACCCGGAAGCCATCCCCGGATTCCTGGCCGCCCTGGAGAAACTGAAAGGCGATAACGGCGCGGACCTGTTCCGGGTGCTGCTCTTTACCGGCATGAGGAAGTCCGAAGCAATGGGGCTGCGTTGGCTTGATATCGACCTTGAAAACAGGTCGCTACGCATCGAGGAGACCAAGAACGGCCTTCCGCTGCACATCCCCCTGTCCGGGCATCTGGCGGCGATCCTGGAGAAGCGTAAAGAGCGGATCAACTCGCCATGGGTGTTCCCCAGCAACAGCCGGTCGGGGCATCTTACGAACGATCAACAGTTCTGCCGTGAGCTGGCCGCGCAGGGAGTGAGGGTGTACCCTCACCTGCTGCGGAAGACCTTCACCACCATCGCGTCATCGCTCATCCCCGGTGCCATGGTGGACTGCCTAACCGGCCATGTCCCTCAGGACGTGACCGGCAGGCACTATACCTTCCCCTCGGTGGGGCAGCTCCGGCCGCATACCGAGGCGGTAACGGCTGAGATTTTGAGGCTGGCGGGGCTTACTGAACTACCGTTCCGCCGGTGACGTTGGAATCCTTGGCCAGCACTCCCACCGCACCCACGGCCGCCGCCATGGCATACCCTTTCCAGTCGGTGACGTTGCCCGTCTGCCCGAAGTAGGTTGCCGCAGCCGTCAGAGCTCCGCCAAAAATCCCCGCCAAGGTCGTTCTCCAGTTTCTCATGGCTTCTCCTTTTATTTGGTCGTTTCTATCTCGCGCCAATCCGTTTCACCTGGGCTCCTCCCGTCCGATGCGACACAATCCACCGTCAATACGGGTGCATTTTCGCCCGATGCTATGACAGTGAAAACAGATGTCAGACCCGGTTATATTAGACAGCCTCATCTCCGGACGCTCGGTCTGTTGTTCACTCATGGCGACCTCGAAAGCTGGAAGTGCATCCCGTCCGGCGTGTGCCATTTCCCGCCCCACTCCAGCCCAGCATCGGTGAAGCAGGCGACGAACTCCGGGGAGAGCTTAGGCTTATGGCCCATGCAATTTTCTTTCGCGTTCAGATCGATTGCCACGCCCCAGGAATGCAGCGACATGTACGAACTTCCGCCACGCTTGCGCCTGACCGAAAAGCAGCCGTCCCAGGTATGGAGTTGATCCACCAGCCCACGCCCTACCACGTTCCGAAACGCCCGTTCGAGCGGGGCCACCAAATCGCTGTTGCAATACACCTTCTTTGGGATCTTTCCTCGCACCAACTCAGGCGGGACAATCCAGATGGTCATATGACTTTCTTTTATCGGGTCGCCATACCGCCCCCAACACTCTTGCGATGTCAACATGCGACACTTTCTCCTTTCCATTTATGAAGCCAACGACGCCATGGCCTTAAACACAGGATTGTTACTATAGTTCGGGAAAATTCGTGAAGACTTGTAAATTCTAAAGATTACCCTCACTTACCCATGTGGCGGAGGTGAGGGACATCAGCGTCCACACCACCGTCCCATCTGTCACCGTGTCGCCGACCACTTTTCCGGTGATGTCGGGAGCTGCTGCGTCAGACGTGCCGGCGGTCGTGCATCGCCACACGGTCGTACCGGTCGTCCAGAGCGCCCAGGCGTTTTTTGCGTACGCGGTCAAATTGGCGCGGGTGGTGGAATAGCTGCCCCCCGCAGTTGTGCACGACCAGGCTTTAGGCTGGCCACTGGCAGGCGGTACGCGGATAGCACGGTCTCCGAGGTTCCACGCCCCCAGCGCAGGAGCAGCCGTGCCGGTCCATGCCGTTGAGCGCTGCCCACCGTTGTCGGGCCCGGACTGCGTGAACCCAACGCATTGCAGCAACGCCGCCCCATAGATCCCGGAAGCAGACCGGTCGATGTTGTCACCGATCAGCAGTTTGACGCAGTTTGACGATGATCCGTTAAACGCCAGGGAGTAGGTCATGTTCGAGAACGTGTTATGCCTCACCACAACGGTTCCGTATGTGTCGATATAGGCCCGGTTGCCGCCTGATATGTTGTTGCCGGTCATGATCACATCACCGGACGACGCGCCCATACCGATTGACAACGGGTATTTTGCCGCTGTGTTGGTTGAGACGAACGCATCTTTGATAGACAAGGAATCAATCACGGTATTCGTGGAGGCAATGTTCAACCCTTTTCCCGCGTCGGAATAGTACCGTCCGCTCAGAATCTGAGCCGTGCCGATGCTCAGGGTGTTGGACGTTCCCCCTTGTATTGCCAGCGCGGGGATGTCTGTTCCCTGCACTGACACGTTGTTATCGGACATGATCAGTTGATTGATGGTAAGCGCATTGCCGGTGGTATTGACCGATGCAATATAAATCCCTTCCTGCGTGGTGGTCTGGATATAGTTGTTACTGACGACAAGCGCCTGAACGGTGATATCGCCTGACACGTCGTTGTGGATATAGATGCCGCGCTTGCCAGTGACAGGAAAGATGCGGTTATTGCGCACATCAATGTACGCTGAACTATGCCCCACGCCTATCTCAAGGGAGACCTTGTCGTTGGCCCCGTTCGGGGTTTTGGTGTAGATGGTGTTGCCGTCTAACATCGCGTCAGCCGCGCCGATATAGGCCCCATTGCCGAAGGTGCACCCCAAAACTTTAAGGCCCTGACAGTTGGCGTGACTGTCGAATGACATCACCACAGCGTTGGTGTCGATGACCGATGGATCATTGTCGCAGAACGCTCCGCGAATGATAGAGTCACGACATGGGAACGTGCCGCCGTGGGAGATCCCATGTCGCCCTGCGATGTAATGCCCCCCATTTACGCGGACGATGTGGGACGAACTGATTAGCAGACCGTAGTCTGTCCCCTGCGTGGAGACGAAATTACCCAAGTTGCCGCAATTATCCGCGACCGTGTTGTAGCACTGCTGTAGCGTAATCCCGGCGTAGTTACTGTACTCTGACCGCACGTTTTTGAGGGTGGAATGTCTGCACCAGATCAACCGCAGGCCAAAATTATTTTTTGTGGCGACATCGGTAGATGAGCGCCGGAACGTCAGATTTTCCATCCTCACCGTTGGTGCGTTGATTTTGGTGACCGTGGTGTGGGCATCACCTGTATAACTGTCGTAGGTGGCATCCTGGAGGGTGATAACACCACCAGAGTTTGTTTTGACTGCGGCCATCTCCCCTTTGAGATATTCGGCCCTCACCGGCGACCACACCTCGTTGTCCGAGGAGATGACGAGCACATCCCCAGGATCGGCATCCAGCGCACAGGTCAATGTGGTCGCTCCCATCGCCACAGCCACCGTGGGCGATGCCGAGGCTCCGGCGGTCCCGGTGATGGTCAGTAACACGCAGTTACCGCTTATGGATGAGCCGTCGATGATCACTTCGCCCTCGCCGATCAACTCGATAGTGCCGCCACTTTTAGCCAAGGACAGTGCCGAGGTAATGGAGTACGTGCCAGGTGAAAATCTTACAACCGATGCGCCGCTGTCAAGTGCCGCCTGGATTGCCGCCGTGTCGTCGTTGCTGCCGTCGGCCAGGGCGCCAAACATCTGGGGCCGCGCGACCTTCAGCCCTGACAGCGTGTAGCCTTGCCTATCTATCATCCCGCCCCTGACCCAGAGGATGTTGATGTTGTCCGGTACGGTCAGGTTGCTGGTCATGACGCACGGCTCATTGACGAGAAGCGTGCTCTGCGTGCTCCCCAGCGCCGCCACCGCCGCGTTGAGGCTGACATAGTTGCCCACCGGCGTTCCCAGGTTGAGCAGGTAGGGCGTGCCGCCCGGATCGTACATCGCCACGGCGCCGGTTGCGTCGAAGCCGTACACCTTCGAAGCCCTGGCGGGGACTGTCGGCAGTATCATGTTACCGGTTTCGGTTATGGGGAGCCTGATGGTTCTGGAGTCATCCTCCGCCAGTTGCTGACTCATCATCACCATTTTGTCAAATGCCCGTTCGTGCGTGCTGGCGAAGAACGGCCCGTTATCCGGTAAAATGGTATCCTGAGTCAGTGGCACAACGCGGTAGATGGTCAGCGTTTCGCCGCTCTCCAGAGGAACGTCAAGAGTCATCGCGCCGCCGCTTTCGTTCCCGGCTCCGGTCAGGGAGTACCCCGCTCCAGAATACAGAGTGTTTACCACCCCAGCCGCGTCGGTCCGAACGGCGTTAATATCGGCATCTGCAAAGAATTTGAAATTAAACGTAAACGGGCCGGTTGAGCCGTTGCCGTAAAAAGTCGCCACGCTGTTTGTTGTCGGTACGCTCACTGTGTCCCCCCGTTCTTCATTCCCGCTACCATGGTGCTCCAGAATCCCCGCGTGGCCACGGCTATCAGCCCCCCCACCAACGCGGTCAGAATGAGCGCGCCCACCAGCGACGCCGCGCCGTTGAACGCCTTCAGCAGTTTTTTCAAGGTCGTTACCTCGTCGTTGGTAAGCCCGAGATTGCAGGCGGAATGAGTCTTGAACGCCTCGGCTATCGCTGCTATGTCGTCATCGGTCAGGGTTCTGTGGGGCATGGCGTCTCCTTCCGATTCCGGAGCATATATCAGGGACATACGAGGTCAATACCGCGTGCAACGGAATCATTACCGGGACGCGGGGCCGTGGATCAGGCCCCGCGCCATGTCCACCGGTCCGCTCGGTTCATACCGCCCTTCGTTCATCCCGGCCAGATACCCCAGGGGACGCCCCAGGGGGCCAATGGGCATACCGGTAATCATACCCGCGCTGTTCAGCAGATCCTTGACCGCCTGCCGGTCGTTGATATCCTCGCCCCTGATAATCTGAGCCGGGTACATGGCAAAGGTCCGCATCAGCGCCTCGCCCATGGATACCCAGGGGGCCGGGTTGATGCGGTCGTCGTAGCGCTGCTTGTTGGCGAAGTTCATCGCTGCCGTGGCCAGGGTGCCGCCGTAGGGCACAAAGGCGGCAGCGGTCTTGAGCTGGGAGAAAAACAATAGTTGCAGAGCTGTATCCATGGGCTCGTCATCGTCGTCGGGACCGCCCCGCGCCGCCATCATCAATGCCTCGGAAGCAATCGCGGCAGCAGCAAACCACCAGTACAGCCCCAACAGACGTGGCATGGCCCCGGCAATTCCCTTTTCCCGTATTGCCCCCGCTGCCTGGCTTGCCATCAGGTTGCCCTGCATGTTGAAATAGCTGTAGAACTGGGTGAACGCCCGGACAAATGGAGAGCCGGTCTCCATGCGGGATAGGTCTTCGGGGTTGAACGTTCCCTGTGTCATGCGGACCGCGCTGTCTGCACGGCGTACCGCGTCCCGTTCGTTTTCCCCTTCGGCTATTGCCTGGTCATAGGCCCCGGCCCAGGTCACCACGTCTACCGTATGCTGGGTGATTTGCTGGAGCAGGTAGCCGTTCTTGATGCTGAACTCCTTCATCTTGGCCCAGGCTCCGGGGTTGATCAGGATTTCATCGGCCTGCGCCTGCATATCAAACGCCGACTGCTTGATGGTCGTCGCCATGAACGCGGAGCGCTCGGCCACCTCTTCGGAAATGGAGTGGGGACTTGATATGTAGCGCAGCAATGCGCCGGTCAGGTGTCGCGGCTTCACCTTGGTGGCGGAGAGCGCAAACCCCATGTACTGCTGAAGGGTGTTGGCCACATTGCCTACCATCATTTGCAGTCCAACGCGGGTCCTCAGCTCCCGGAAAAACACGTCACCGGCCTTGCCCCCCAGACCAACGCCCGATGTGGCGACCTGCTGACGTGCGGTGCGTTGCAGCCAGGGCACAAGCAAGTCACTGATGGCCGCCGGGTTGTACTGCTCCATGGTGGATCGGAAGCGTGGACCCATCACCAGACGCGCCACGTCTTTGATGCGTGGTTCCAGGTGGATGAAGCGCATGGTCTTGTCGATGTGGGAGGGGATCAGCCGCAAATCCATGACGAGCGGCTTGTTGTAGTTCACGCGGCTCTTGGTAAAGCCGCGCCCCGTGCCGGGGAACATGAACGAGTTGTTGGAACCGAGAAGTGATTCCTTTTCCTGCCGCGCGGCCTGGTCGCTGACAATCTCGCTATCGGCGATGGCCGGCGCATAACCCCCGCTGTACGTTCCCCAGGGGGTGTTGACGGGTTGTGCCGTGATCTCGGAGAAGTAGTACCCGTACATGTCATGGTGCGCCTGCTGCGCTTGGGGCTTGATCTCCTCGAACAGGTCCCACACCGATTGAACAAAATCCATGTCAGCCTGGGTGATGATCTCTTCGCGGTACATGCGGGCGAGGAAAGTATCCCATTGCGTTGTGTCCAGGCCACCGTCCTCGGCGATAAAGCCCCATCCCCGCCCAACAAGCAGTTTGGTCAGGTTGCTCTCGTTGCCGGTATGCAGGAGCGCCCCCAGCAGCTCCCCCTTGCCCTTGAAGGTGTACCCATCTTCCCCCAGCTCACGGGCGTCGATGTTGGCGTGGCTCATGGTCGGCTCAATCGACTTGACCAGATCCAGGTATTTTTCCAGGAAGCCCCTCTTTGCCAGCCGGTACTGGTCGGCACCTTCAACGATGGGTTGCCAGATGTAGCGCCGGAACAGCCCGTGGGGATTGTTGCCGTCCAGGGCATCAATCCATGCCTCAACACGGGTGGCGGAGGCCTTGATACCGGTCAGCCCCCGGCTGAAACGGTCGTAGGCGGTCAGCGCCTGCGTGCGCCATTTCTCGTTTTTGGGAAGGCCCAGTTCTTCCAGCCGGGAAACAAGCTCTTCCTCTACCTCCTCGCGTGCCAGCTTCCTGCCGTCAATCTCGATTTGCTTGCTGCGCCGGGACAGGTTCCAGAGGTTCATGGCCGCGTCGTGAACGCCCATGAACTCGTCCATAGTGAGGAACTTCCAGCTTTTCGGCTCGCTCGTGGCTGCATCGACGGCGGCGCTCAGGTCGCTGTATGCGTCGGGATCGTAGCGGCGCAGATTCTCCAGATAGACCCCGGCGTCTTCCCCCTTCTTGCCGATGCCGAAGCGGGACAGTATCGCGCGCGCCGCGTTGACCATGTCCAGGTCGCGGTTTTTGGCCATCCTCGCGTCGGGCTTATCCATCTTGGCGAAGGCGACAAAGGCTGCCTCTACCTGCTCTTGCGCCTTGGTCGCTTCTCGGTACAGGTAGAAGTTGAGCAACTGCTTTCGCTTGGCTTCCGCCGCTGCCTGCCAATCTTTCTTGGCCACGGCGTCAAAGGCCTGCTTGCCTGCCTTGCGTTCTGCCGCTAGGTAGAGGTGGGCGTCAAGCTCGCCAACCTTCTTGAAGCCGATGATTTGCGCGGCTGCAAGCTGAAATGATTCGCGGGAGGGGATGGATTCACTGATGGATTTGCGCCCCTGCCTCTCACCTTCTTTCGCAGCTTTCGCTGTGTCTTTCAGTCTCCTGATCTTCTCTTCAGACTCTCCGCGCTCGATTGCCAGCGCCAGGTTCTTTTCGGCCTCCATCCAGCGCCGTTCGTACTCGCGTTCCTTGCGATCCTGCTCCGACTTATTTCTGGCCTCATCTTTCGCAGCCTTGACGGCAGGAGCAGACAGTCGTTGCTGCCGCTTGATTGCCGCCAGTTCCGCCCGGATTACCTGTTCCCGGTTGTCGCCATGAACCGCCGCTATCGCTTCATCGGCCACAGTGCCGTCAAGGAGCATATCCCCGTGTCGCTCGCGCATCCGAAGATTTGTCTCGTCCTCGATGTAGCGCTTGAGGGGCGGAGCCTCGATCATCTCCCGAATCATGGCATCGCCCGAATCATACCCCAAAAGGTCAGCCACAACGTCGGGATGCTGCCCTCCCTCCTTGACGTATATCCGCCCGAAACCGTGGGGGAGGCGCTTCAAGAACTCCTTGCCGTACATCTTCAGTAGGGTGCCTTGATCCAGTTTTAGTGCAATGCCGTTTTCGCCGGCACTGGTCAGCATCCTGAGTGCACGATAGACCGGAGCGGCTTCCGCCTCCTCGCGCACTTCCTCGCGTATCGATTCGCGCTCCTGCTTCCACCAGGCTTCGTGCTCCCGGCGCTTCTCCTTCATCAACGACGATTCCAACCGCTGTGTTTCCGCCAGGTGCGCTTTCTCGGCTGTCTTGCGATAGGCCGCGAACTCTGCCTGCGTCATCCCCGCATCTCCAGGGGTGGCGAACAGCTCCACCAACCTTTGACCTTCTCGCGCCGCCTTGATTTCTTCTTCGCTGGCAAGCAAGCGGTCGAACACCCCGCGCACGTCGTCATTGAGTTTGACGTTCAGCCCCTTCAGGCTTTTGTAGATAGTGGTGAGCCAGGTCTTGAAGCGCTGGAAGAGCGGTTGCAGTTCGGCGGAGGGGGCTTTGCCCTCCATGATGTAGGCCTCACTGCCCCGCGCGAACTGTTCATGCTGTTCCGTGGTCAGATCATTGCCGTCATTGCCCAGCCATTTCTTGACGATATCCCAATCGGCCCTGAGCTGGTCCGGCGCGTCGGGACGGGCTGCGTCCTGTTTCAGTTCTTCAAGCCATGAGTGGCCCAGCTCGTGGATAAAGGTGGAGGAGTCGGCTTTCTCCAGGATGCCGATCTCCCGTTTCAGCCCGTCGGGAGAAAGGCGGAAGAAGCCGCGCTTGGCACCTGAAGATTGAAATAGCTGCTTGACGGTTTCGGGTGGCTCTACTATCCTGATTATAGGATTCCCGCCGTCGGTTTTGGCCGTTGGGTCCAAGGCGGAAATGATATTTTCCGCACGCGACGCGGCGGGATACTTTCTCATTGAGGTCGCAGCAAGTTCTTTCCTTCCAGTCCTCACCTCTTCGACGTAAAGAGTTGAACCATCCTCCAGCGTTTTCAGGTATACAATCAGGTCTTGACCCCGCTTGTTTTTCGCGCCAAAGATCACCTTATCTGGGCTATTCAACAATTCGGGTATTTTTGATATGTCATCCGGTGTAACAGCTACCTGCCCGCGCTTTGTTTCTTGTACTTCATCACCATGTTTTTTGAATATGTGCCTGATGGACGATGTATCAATCGAATGATGATATCCCATTACATCGACGCCATTTTCATGGGCGGCATTAACCAGCCAGTCGGACACGGCATCTATTTTTGTAGCTAAATGCTGATCTTTGGATGCTAACGCCACATCTAGAACCTTCATGACATTCTCTTTGCTGGCCTTAGTGCTCTGCCACCGTTCCCCCCCCTGCCCCGACTGATACAGCTCCCGCCGGATCTCCTCGTTTGAAAGCTGGTTGTAATCCAGCCCCACCCGGTCCAGATGCTCTTTCAGCTCGTCAAGCGCCATCTTCGTTTCGTGGGCCTTCTGGTCCCGCACCACGCCGGGGTACACCGGAGCGCCGCGCAGCTCCCGGTCTACGGCGTCCAACAGGTCGGCGGTGGTTGCGCCGTCCTTCAGGTATCCCGCCTCCACCGCAGCTTCACGCAGTTTGTCCAGGGAAAGACCGTCAGGGCGGAGGATCTTCTTTTTCCCCGGCTTCTTCTCCGCGTCCACGTCCATGCTCTTCAGGTCGCCCCGGTCATCCTTCACTCCCCGTTCACGGGCGAACTGCAACAGGGATTGACCGAAGATGCTTTCATCGGTGGGTATGTCGTCGGCCCGGAGGCGGTCCAGGAGCGGGTCCAGGCCGGTATCAACCGTTTGACGGCGCACACCTTCAGGCAGGGGGCGCACGATGGAGAGGGGAGATTCGTTGTACAGGTCGAAGGCGTCCACCCCCAGCACAGCCGCCCGCTGGTTGTACCGGGACGCCTCCAGTGAGGCCAGCATCGAGGCGGTGCCGTGGTCGTAGCCGATGCCCTTGAGCTGCCCCATAACGTCATCACGCACCTTGTCGCGTGAGGGTCGTTCCTTGACGGTGGCCGTGTCCTCATCGGACAGTTCCCGCTCTAGTTCCCCCTGATCCAGCGTCAGGGCGGCAGTTTCTTCCGTGGGGGTCATGTCGCCGGGATGCAGGCGGATATGCTCCACCAGGGGAGCGTGGTGCTCTGTAGCGGCCAGATGCGTTGCATAGTCCTCGATGGGGATGACGATGTCACCCCCCGTGGCCAGGGCGTCGGCGTACTGGTTGGCTCCGCCTTCGGTTACATCAGCGAATGCCTTGGCCGGGTCGATCTTGCGCTCCTGCCAGTACTGCCGCCACTGCTCGACAGGGACATAGACGTTGTCGATCTCGCCCCCGGCCTTGATCTCTGCCACATGCTCGCGGAACTTCTCGGGTAGGCGCTTCAGGAGCTTCGATTCCCCGGCAGTCTCCCCCAGGGCAAGCATGAATGTCTTGTTGAACTGCGCCTGCCGGTGCTGCTGATACTCGCCGGACAGCCGCGCCGCGCCGTGAGCCATGGCACCTGTGGCACCGGCAGCGCCAAGAGTAACAATAGCGGTATCGACCACGGAGCGTTTGAAGTCGTCAAGAGTCAGGCCCGGATTGATCGTTCCCTTGTCCATCAGGGCGGAATAGGCTTTGTTGACCTCCTCACCAAACAGGTCTCCCAGGACGAACTCGGCCCCGCGCTTCAGCACCTTGTTGCCACCCTTGTACAGGCGGGAAACTCCGATTAGCTCCGTCAACCCCTCCATGGCTTTGTTGGAGAGGGACAGATAGGCGGATTGTGCCGCTGAGTATCCGGCCTTGAGATAGTCTTCCAACTGCCCCGGAGCCGTGACGGCGAATCCCAGCAGGAGTGGAATCTTGCCGGCCAATCCCAGCGGGGCGGTCACGGCGTTGGCGGCGACGGTGTCAAAGACCATCCCCGCCAGTTCTTGCGCACGGTTCGCCGGTTTGACCTTCTCGACGCCTCCGATAATGCGGTTGTAATACTCCATGTTGTCGAGCCACATCTTGCCGGGGTCTTTGTCCCCCAGCGCACGCGCCATCGCCTGCCCACCGGTCAGGGCGGTAGCGCTATACAGGGCTTCATTGATACCCTTACCCGCCATGGGGAGCGCCTTCTTCACCGCCTGCTTGGCAAGATTCCAGTACCCGAACAGCCCTTCCATACGGGTGGCGTTGTCGAGATCGTCCTGCACCAGGGCGGCGTGGTCCTGATCTTTCGCCACCCAGCGCGCGGTATGGGGGGCCACGTCACCAAGGTCAGTGAACTCCTGCCGCTTGAGCTGTTTGTGAGCGTCGGCCCCGTTGTCGTGGCGGATAAAAGAGGTGGGAACACCCAGGCGGCGGGCGGCACGCACCATGCCCGCCGTGGCATCGGGGTTGCGTTCAATGCCCAGGGAAGCGGAGCCGTTCAGGCTCACACGGAAATCGTCATCATTGTTCAGGTCGTCGTCAAGGTACTCATTCATCTGCCGTTCACTCCATGGGCCGCTTCGCGCAGCGGGTTGACGCCCAGCGACCGGAGCAGGGTAAAATGCTGCACAGCCTGTGCCCAGGTCTTGCCGGTCCTGCGTTGGTACATCCTGAGCGCCTGAGTGTAATTCTTGTCAGCCAACACCGTTGCCCCCGGATCGACGGCCAGTGCGGGAACTTCCTTGTCGGACGAGATCCAGCCCCCCTTCTGGGTAACGGTGGCCGTTCGCATGCGTTGCAGGGCGCTTTTTACTGCGTCGGGCGTTACCTGGAAGGTGGATGAAAACGACGATTCCAGCGTGTCGTTTATGGCCCCCACGATGCGTTTCTTGGCGGCTGATCTTTCCTTGTCCACCCGTATACCCTGGGTGAGCTGGTCGGCTTCATTATCGATCATCTCCGCGAACTGGCGTTGATGCAGGCGTCCGCCGATGTCCCCCCCTTTTTGCGCCGCGTTCAGGATGGACAGACCCAATTTTGGCGGCATCTGGCCGCTCTGTATCATGCGCACCACCTCCCCCTGATTGATGGAGTCAGGATTGAGCATGGCTTCAAGCGTCAGCATGGAAGTGTCGCCCCGTTGCGAACCTCGCGCGGCTGCACGATCCGCCCGGAGTTGCCGCTCCTCGTCGAAACGCTTCGCCAGGGTGTTGTAATACTCGGGGTTGTACTCGCGCAGTTCTGAGCGGATGCGTTCCGGCACTTGGCCGAAGGTCAGCCCGTTGCGCTGTCCTGAGCCAAGTCCGGTCATCCAGTCGTTGAAGCGGTCGGCGGCAAGGCCGGAGTTGTACGCCTCAACGTTCTTCACCAGCGCGGCGGCTCCGGCGGGGTTGTACTGCTTCATGGTCTGGTAATCCTGCCCCGCAGTCAGGCCTGAGATGTACTGCTTCTTTTCCAGCGCCGGGAGCATGGTTGTCTGAAAAATGCTGTCGTGCGCCTGGTCCGCCAGTTCGCGTTCATGCCTGGAAACAGCATCGAGCAGCTTCTCCTGTTGCTCAGTCCCCAGAGTATCCCGGTTCTCCTTGATGAATGTCCTGGCGGAGGCTGGATTCACCTGTAGCAGCTGTTTTGCCTTGGTGCTGGCGACGTCCTGCTTGAACAGCGACACCTGATAATCGAGTTTCTCCTTGCTCCAGCCGTGGGCGGTGGCGTAGGCGTCAAGGTTGGCGATACCGTCATCGTAGGCTTGTTTATATTCGTGTTGCCGGTTCGGGTCGGTAGCGGTCACGGCAATCTTGTTGATTGCCGCGCCCTGCGCCAGCGTCAGCGCCTCCACCTCCCCCGCCGCTCTCTCGCGGGCCGCATGGCTCAACATGAGGTGCTCGGCGGCGTTTCGGTGCTCCTGCGCCTTGTTCAGCGCATAGTCTGCCTGATTGCCGTTGGTGATGTTCTTCTGTATCCAGTCCGACACCTGCTTGTCGTACGCCTCCAGCATGGGGCGCAGCTTGTCGGGTTTCGCCTTGCCGCCATAGGCGTCTTCGCCCTGGGTCGCTTTTACGTCAAGCTCAAACTGAGAATCCAGTCTCCCCATGAAGGTCTGAAAATCCTGCGCCTTCTGAAGGTTCTGCTTGCGCTGCTCGCTTGCTTCAATGTCCGCCAGGAGCCCCCCCAGCTCCGAAACCCCTTTCGCCAGCCCCGCGCCAAACACGGCGGGATTGGCTGGTGATGCCTGGGGGGTGGCCGCCGCAACCGTCCCTACCTGGTGCGGCTCGTATGTGGGCATGAGTGCTGCCATGGTGTAGTTCCCTCTTTACGAGTATTTGTCAGTCTTTATAAGCGGAATAGGCTTTCGAAGCGCCGCCCAGCACAGCGCCCGCCGTGTTCAGATAACCGGCTGTCTGCTCGTTTTTGCCCTGGATCTTCAGCAGGCCCGCCTGATCATGCAGGCCGCTCGCCTGACGCTGTGCGTTGTTGAGAATGCGCAGCACGTCAAGTTTGCCCATGCCTGCCGTGTCGGTCAGCATGTCCAGCGGAGTCCCGGTGGTGGCAAGGAGCCCGTTGGCCCCGGCGGTGGCTATCTGTGTTCCCAGCATGCGCCGCACCTTGTCCTGATGTTCCGCAGCTTCCGCTGCCCCCCGCTGTTGCGCGTCAAGGGCCGCGTTCTCCTGCACCTTGGCGTTGTACTCGGCTGTCTCCGCCGCGTTCTCCGCCGACGCATAGGCGGAATATGCGCCTATGCCCGCCCCAATCACGGCTACCGCTACCGCTACCCACATGTCAGCCCCCTATTAGCGGTGTTGCAAGCGCCGCTGTGATGAAATCCTGATATTCCTCGAAGCTGTCACAGGTGAGTTCCGTTTCCAATTCTTCGAGGTCGGTGGTCCCGGTGGCGTGGATGTTCATGCCTATGGTGTCTTCGTGGGCATACCCCAAGCGCTTGGTCCCCGGTGGTGCAATGTTGAAGTAAGGTGCCTTCACCCTGACCACGCCGTTTTCGGTCCATAGGGACATCTCCCCGGACAAAAGTAAAATGATGTGCTCGTGCTTGTGGATCTTGCCGCTGACCAGCGTTCCCTTGGGAATGAACAGCTCGCGGATATACATCCCCTTTGCGAAATGGTGCAGAGGTTCAAGCTCCACCTGAGCTTCGGTCATCCGGTGCATTTCCTGCTCCAGCTGGGCGACCTTGTCGTCTATCGCTATCAAGCCGTCACTCATGCGGCATCCCTCCAGAATCTGACGAATCTCTCCCCCGGCACCGGCTCGTCGAACCGGAACCCCAGCCATGTCAACCACTGCACGGCGACGCGGTTACGAAGATCCACGTAATTTTCCAGCCTGTCGAAGCAGATCGACATCAAACCAACGTATCCACCGCAGCGCCGCAGAAACGCCATGGAGTGCCGTTCAAGTTCTTCAGTTCCGATCAGCCAGGGCCGCCCCACGTTGCCGGGGAGGTCGTCGGCTTTCGCCACGCCAAACATGCAGACCGGGACACCGTTAATCCGACCGGTCCATGCCAGGCGGGAGACCTGAAACGACTGTGACAACACCTGGTCCGGTTCGAGCTGATACAGCGCCCGCAACTCGTCGCCGTCCGCCGCCCTGATATTGGCGACGATGTGGGTCAGGTGACGCGCCTCGGCGTTCACAACGTCGGCGATCATATCCCCCCCGAGGTGACGCTGGGGATGACGGCCAGGATGGTTATGGGCAACGGCTGGTCTTGCCTGATGACGACGTTACCGCCCGTTGACCAAGTGGATTGAATCTTGACCTGCACCTGTGCGCTTGCCGGTTGTATCGCCTGCCCGTAGTTCTCCAGCGCGCGCTGACGGTGGGGCGTCAGCCTGGTAACGTCCGGTCCGGCCATGAGCCCAACGGACTCCTGCACCAGCACGTTGACCTGATTCACCAGCTTTCGCTTCCCGATTACGTCTGATTGGGACACTGATACGTCGAGCGTCTCCAGGGCCGCCACATAGGGTAGACCGATATGGACCACCGACGCGGCATAGTCCAGGGTTACCGCGCCGTTGCTGACGACCCGCTGGCCATGGACCGAACCGTCAGCCAGTATTGACACCGTTTTCCCTTCCAGGTGATCCAGTCCGCTGAACTGCGTTGCCGGTGAACCGTTGTAGGAGAGCCCGCAGTCCACGAAAAACGAGGCGGTCACGTCACCCGCGAGGATGCGCCCGGCGAACCGCTCGACGAGACGCTGCTCGACGCCGTTAATGGTGCGCTTCACCACTAGATAGACGGCGTCCTCGTCCCCTTCGGTGATGACACAGACATCCTCGAACAGTCCGTCGGTGTCGTGACGGCTCCAGCCAACCACTTCTTGCTCCGGCAGGTAGGTAAGGCAGAGCAGCACGCCGTCATCACGCACGGCCCAGACGCAGGAAAACGGCGTCTTCTGAAACGCCCACGAGACGATGGAATGGCCCTCGAACAGGTGCGACGACATAATGGCCAGGTCATTACCCACGTAGGTGTCTTTCTGCCAGGAATACCCGACGCTCTTAATCTGGTTGCCTTTGTCCAGCACGTAGAGCGCTTCCGATCCGATGACCAGCGGGGGGAGATGTCCTGCCCCGTCGTTGACCTGTTTGCGGACGTTGATGGTGGACGGCGTGATGACGCCATCACTGTTTCCCGCCACAACCCAGATGCCGCCCGAGGTAAACAGGAGCAGCTTGGTCAAGTCAACGGCGTGCCGTATCTCGTTGACCTCGCGTGACGCAAGGGTGTAGTTGGCCGCGTCATTGTCCGCCACCGGCACGGAGACGGAGTAATCCGCATACCCCCCCGTCGTGGAGAGCCAAAAAGTTTGCGGCCTGCCGGAGGACCCGGCGAATACCTGCCGTTGCTGGAAGTAGGAGACGGTGCCGGGGTAGGCGTCCGCGCTTCCCCAAGCCTCCAGCGCCCACTTATACGAGGCGGTGGCGGTCAGCGTCCGGGACGCGGTCCCGCCGGAGGTGTAGGTCTGTACCGTGGACAGCGCAACAGTGAAGGTCGTGGCATCGACTACGGTCACGGTCCACGACCCGTTCAGGTCGGTCATGCCCACGACACCCACGATGGTTACCAGCTCGCCGCTTGCCAGGCCGTGGCCGACGCAGGTAATGGTGACCTTGACCGTCCCTGCGACCGCTCCGGTGATTGCCGTAGCCAGCGTTGAGTTGACCAGCGTCTCGGGAAGCATGGTCATTACCGTGCCTGACACATGCCGCGCATCGGCAAAGCCGGTAATCAGCACAATGCCGTTGCCCGAGTGCTGATACTGCCAGGGAACCCCCGGATCTCCATCATATTCGAAACCGTCCAGGGTGGTCGGCCTGACCGTGCCGGTGGTGCCGCTGCCGATTGCCAGGTAGTAATTGGAACCGGCCCGGCGGATATCGTTGATGGTGATGCTCTTGGAGACCTCCCATTTCTTGGCGCTGGCTGCCTGGGCGTTGGGGTCGGCCTCGATGTAGAGCATCAGCCCGACCATGTCCGTGGTGAAGATATCCGCGTTGGCGGTGACGGTAACGGCCCCGGTCTGGCCGCTGACCGTTACCGTCTTGGATTTGTCGGCGTTTATATCCTTGAACGGCCCTTTGACGTTGTTGAACGGAGCCAGCGCCCACGCGGTGTGGGATGTGCGTGACAGTTGCTGGGGGGGGTAGTCGGGATGGGTCAACGTCATCACGTCGTAACTCTGGGTGTACTTGAGCAAAGCCAGGGAGGATTCCGGGTAAATGGTTACAATCTCCACCGGATTGCCGCCTGAGAGGACATAACCGCCATTCATGATCACCCGCATGTAGTAGTCCCCGAACTCCAGAACATAGGTCTGGATCGTGGAGAACTGGAACGGGATCAGCTTTATGGCCTTGGTGCCGGAGTATTTGGGAGTGGCAATGTAGCGTGTTCCGGGGCGGTTGCTGACGCCCCCATATTGGCGCACGATGAAGTTCCGGCAGGTCTTGAGCGCCGTATAATACTTGGCGAAATCAACCCGGCCATAGAGCGACGGCGACAACTCGCCGGAGGTGAATGACGCCTGAACTACCCCCTGGCCCGGCATCAGGCGTTCCTCGCTGCGATCAGCTCTCCGTCGGGTAACGGAGCCTGCTGGGACTCGCCGAACGACAGCGCCCCGGCTTCAGCCAAGGTGTGGACATAGGTCTGATTGGCGACCTGTGCGTATTTCGGATCAGCGGAAAGGGGGGTTGCAATCTCCGCTGCGATGGCCCAGGCCAGGGCGTTGGAGAAGGCGGGGGAGAAAAGGCCCGTCAGGGTTATGTGCGCGGTGTACTCCAGTACGGCGGCTTCCTGGTCGCACAGGATGGCCTTACCGTTGCTCTCGCTGTCAGCGATGACGCAAAACGGAACCTGGGTATAACCGCAGCCGGGAGGGACGATCCGCCGCGCCTGTAGGCAGTCGTTAGGGTAGCGATAGCGGTAGCCCCAGGGACTTACAGGACTGCCGACGTCCTGAAGATCGACGTAGCGGGTTGCAAACTGCCAGGGGAAGTCCTGTAACACCCGCTCCAGGGTGAACCCGTAGATCTTCTTGCAGATAGCGGCCTCTGTCGTCGGGTCGTCCAGTGAGTTAATGAACTGCTGGCAGCCGACGCGACCAAGGGCGATGTTGCAGATTTGAACGTCAGAGGTCATGGGAAATCCTTTATTTCAGCGCGATAATATTGCTACGGGTCCGCTTGACAACATCGTCAGCGACAGAGAACAGTTTGTCATGCTCTTCGCTGGTAAGACCACCTTGCGTCATGTAGGGGAATCCCTCCACGCGGTTGAAGTTCAGGAAGATCGGCCCGCCGGTCATGTCCATCACGTCGGTGGCTGGGCCTGACGCCGGGATGATGTTTCCCCCGGTGAGCTGGAGCGGGGCTGTTTTGGAGTTCTTGACCTTCAGCCCGCCCTCGAACACGAAATGCGTGCTGTCCGTTGCCTCGATGTAGAGCGCCTGATCCCTGATTCCGTCCTCCGTTCCCAGCCAGTACACCTCAAAAGCGTACAGCCGTTGTGCCGTGGTGGTGTTGTCCGGATCGTCCACGTCAATGATCAGGTTGGTGCCGCTGATACTGCACTCCGTAACGGTACTGCCGTCGATGCAGATGGTGTTGTAGACCGCGTCGTCCTCCTGCGCCACGTTCAGGCTCATGCCATTGGCCGTGAGCGTCCCGCTGGACTCATACCAGCGCTTGGCCGTCCCGCCGGCGACGTACATCACCCGCACTCGGATGGCGTGGTCTGCGGTCCAGATGGCCGGGACGGTGAGGGTTGAGGCGTTGACTACGGCGTTGTGGAGCTCGGTGGCGCTGGTCAGGTCGTAGAGCTGCACCCGGCTGCCGGAGACGAGGCCGGTCAACTGGATGGTAGTGTAGGTGCCGCCGGCTGCGGTGATGGTGACCAAGGAGCTGCCGTTGTTGGCGAGGGTCAGGGCATTGCTGCCCAGGTTGAGGCGGCCGGATCCAGACAGGGCGCAGCCGTCGATGGTCAGGCTGTAGTCACTGGCGTAGGTGCCGCCGTCCGCCGTGGTGATCGGCTCGGCATACTGCATGTTTGCGCTCTGACAGGCCCACCACTGGGAGTAGTCGTACAGCTCCTGCATGGTGTGGGGCTCGGTGATCGTGATAGTCTTGGCGCTGCCGTCGATGGTGATACCGGTGTAGGTTGCTGCTGCGGACTCGGAGGCGACGGTGAAGGGGTTGATGCTAATATATGATGTGGTCGCTATCTTTGCATTGAATGTTAGGGACAGGGTGCCGAATTGATAACCATATTTCCGTACCTTCAATGCAAAAACATTGTAATTGTCAACCGCCCGAGTGATCCCCACAATTCCGGTACAGGTGACTTTCTTTGCCAACACATCCTGGTTGGCAATCTTGCCTGTAGAGAGCGTTGTGAGGTTGAATTGCTGCACCCCGCTGGCATTATATAACCCAACACGCGCGGATTGGACCGGACTCCCTGCCGAGTCATTTACGGACAGGTCAAGCGTGTAATAGACGTTGAAAATCCATACCGATGTTGTCCTGGACACCCGCACCACAGGCAGATTTTCTGGGTCATCGAATGTTACGTCGTAGAGGTTAATGTCCCCGCCTTGATTTACTCCGTAGCCAATATCCCAAAAATGTTCGGCTATTGATTTTCTGAGAAAAGTGCAATCCCTAAATGCGGGAGTATACAACGAGTAAATATATCCATAGCTATCAATAACAGTTAGATTTTGGTATGTGCCTGTGGTGTAAAATCTCAAATCCGGAGCGTGTAGAATTGTAATATTTGATAACGGAACATTTCCTTCCCGCACACCACAAGCATCCAGTATGCAACCTCTCATTCCTCCAGTTGTGCCGGGAGTGTGGTCAATTGAGGTATCGTCGCCCCACAACGCAGATGTAAGTGGCATGTAATTCACTTTAAACAGGCAATCATAGTATTTAATGTTGGTGACTGACCATCTGCCAGAGTAGGAAAACACCAACACAGTGCAGCCGTCGTAGGCCACATCGACTGTGGCGTTGTATGAGCCAAACTGACAGACAAATGAAGTAGATCCGTTTGTTATCCGACCTTGCACAAACCCTACAATTTTATTTTTGGTAATCATGCTTCCGGATGTAGCCGTACTCAAAATACGGATTGATCCCTTGAGGGCAAAAATTCCAGAGTCAAAACTGCAATATCCCGAGTAACCCGCTGCATCAACAGCTTTTTTAATATCAAGCAGCGTAAGGTCACCATTTGTGCCGTCAATTGTTACTATTATTGTTCCTAGGTCAGGGCTTAGGCCCCCAAATATCGTTCCAGTTGGGTAGTAATCCGATGCAGCATAATCTGTACTACCTATTATGATTTGTGTGTCTAGGGTCCGCTGTGATGGCGCGGAATTGATGAGATACGAGTTTGATGTAGTAGTGGGTGCTAAACTTGAGCCAACTCGGCAAAAAATACCATAATTACCTGCGACCGTGGTCAGGTATATATTATACGCTCCGGCACCGGCGACCGATGTCCAGGCTATCAGCGCCTGTTTATTGGTGGAGTCAGTGTCGAAATACTGCTCGGCACTCATCAAACCGAGCACCCCTGTTTCCTTTGACACCCTGTCGTTTATAGTCCTGGACACGACCCGGTAATAGTAGCGGGTGTTGGCCGCCAGAGTGCCGCCTGGCTGGAGAGTAGCAGTAATTCCCGTGGGCGCGGGGAGAGGAGGTGTAATTGTAATACTCATCAGCTATACCCCCATCCCGCGCGGTCAGCCCAGGCGTCGGAAAAATCCCCGCTGCCGGAGGCGACCGTCCAAGTGCAGGCATTACCTACCATCCCTGATCCTCTGGATTACCCGGTCAACGGCTGTCGCTACTTTGTTATGGAACTGCTTACGGGTAAGGGTGAGCGTCACGCTACCGACCTCGTTGATCAGAGCATCTCGAAACTCCCCGAGTGTCACGCGTTGGGCAATGTCATCCTGCACAATCTCAACCCTGATAATCTTGTTATCTTTCATCAACGCCCCCCTTGTACATAGTCATAGGCCAGGCTTGCGCGGTTCGTCCAGGCGATGGCGTATACGTCCTTTCCGAATACATAGCGATATTGCTGGTTTGGGGTATCTTCCTTCATGATGTAAAACTCTCCGTTGGAACGTTGGTAGCCGTAATATTTGATGTCATTGTCGGTATCAATATCACATACCTGATAATCACCCATGCCAACGGGGAGCGTTGCTGACGAGCCCATGCAAGTCTCCATTATGCGGGGAGGGCCAGCCTCCCCGCGTCACTCGTTATCAGGACAACTGAGGGTCAGACAAGTCGTCATTCTTACCCGGCCAGATCATGGCCAGCGACGGAGCGCCCCGCGTTCCCGGATTGAATATCTTCTTCTCCACACCCAGCAGTGACAACGCCTTGACGGCGTCCTTATCCAGCGGTTCCCAGGTGCGGGAAGGGGGCGTTTCGTTGGCCAACTCCAGCTCCAGGGGGTTGCTCATGGACGCCTCGTGATAGCGCCCCTCCACCACTGCGGGCTTAAAAATCATGTATCGCGCCATCTTGTGTCACTCCTTACGTCGGATAGGATTGGATGTTTTTGACGATAGCGGCGCTCATGGCACCGGCGGTGGTATTGCTTGACAGCGGCGTGTACTGCACCCCCACGTAGCGCTTGGTGTTCTGGGGAAGCGCGGTCTGCCAGACCACGGTCCCGGCCGCAGGAGTGGCCGCCGTGGTGATGGACAGGAGCACGTCGGGGGATGATAGGTTGGCTGATGCGCTTTGGATGTAGTCGATCTTGACGCCGCCGGAGCCACCCACCACGGTGGTTGTGACGTTTACAGTCAGATACAGCGGCTCGCCGGTGCCGAGGTCCGAACCAGCCGAAGCGAGGTCAACGGTATTGGTGGAGACGATGGCGGTCGAGGCGGTGCCGGAAATGGCCTGTGCGTCGGAAAGTACAAGCTGGTTATCGAGGATCATAATTTCTCCCTGTAGAGGCGGGGGGATTTACCCCCCCGCTCGGTTGTGGTGTGGTTAGCTGATGACGGACTCGGTGGTGGTAATGGCGTCCACGACCTTGATGGGGATGCCGAGGAACGAAGGGATGCGCGCGCCGGTGCCGCCGCCGTTGCTGCCGTCGATCCACTCCAACAGGTTTGCCTGCATGTTCATCAGGTTTTTGTTCAGGTGGCTGAAGGCCCAACGGTTCATGTAGAACACGGGGCGGCAGTTGTCGGTGGAATACAGCGCCGCTATCATATCGGTCATCAGGCTGACAATATACTTGTCGCTGGTGGTGGCTGCGGAGGTGTCGATGTTGCAGCCGCGCACGACATAGCGGTAATCGCGGATGCACATCCCGATTTTCCAGACGTAGCGTGTGACGTAGGCGAGGAACTGTTTGCTGTTGCCGTCAAGCACAAGCTGCCTGCCAAGATCCTCCTGCTGGATTCCGGCTTGTGAGTCCTTGGGGTAGATGCCGAAAACCTTGTCGGGCGCCCAGCCCACCAGCCACACCGACGTTTGGTCATTGCCGGACGAGGAGCCGCCCCACTTGACGATTTGTGCCGCAGCCGGGTTGCCGGATGTGGCGGCCAGGCGGGGGGCAATGCCGTGGAACCGCTCGGCGTTCAGGCGTACGTCATTGTAGAAGATGCCGGTGGCAATATCGTTGCCCATGCCGGAGAGAAACAGCAGATCCTCCGACTGACGATAGGCCGCCTTGTTCGCGCCCATCATGCCGGGATTGTCCACGTCGATCACCGAACGGGCCTCGAAGATGCCGCAAGACTCGTCCACCTGGTCCGTGGTGCCTTTGGTGGCGTCGTAGCCCTGGTTGAGCCGCCGCCATGTGCCAGAGGGAAGGGCGGTGGAAGAGGTAAAGCGGTGGCCGGTGGGAAGGTTACCCTCTACCCAGGGGATGTCGTTCATGATGGGGTTGACCTTGGACAGGACGTTAGCCACCTGGGCAACGCTGCCATTGGGGTCGAGACGCTTGGCGAAGTCCGCCATGGTTACAAAGGTGTTTCCGATAGTTGACATACTGGCTCCTCTGTGGGCGGGTTGTTATCCCGCAAAAAGGGTGGTTGATTACGTCAAAACATTGACGGGTACATGTTTTTCAGAATGGCTTCACGGTCGGGCTCTGCCCTCGATTTGCTGCCGCTTTCCATGCGGGAGTCTTCGGCCATGCCCTTGCCGACACGGTACATGAGTTTTGCGAGAACAGGAGACGCTCCGAACCGGTCGATGTACGCGACCAGCTCCGCCTGCTCGTCGGCGTTCAAAAAACTGTCCAGCGCCCGCGCAACCACCTGCTCAGTGTGTTTGAAGTTGTCGCCGCCGATTTCCTTGTCTTTCCTGATTGCCTCTAACCGTTGATTCTTGTCTGCCTGAAAAGCCTCTTCCATTTTCCTGACGCCTTCGGCCTTCAGGGTTACCAGCTGCTGCGCCTGGTCCTGGGTCAGATTCATCTGTTTGAAGATGGGGATTGCCTGCTTGAGCGCCATCTTATCCAGCTTCATTCCCTCAGGAAGGGTAAACTCTGCGTAAGACTCCGGCGCACCCGCTGGCTTTTCAGCTCCTGATTCCTGGCCCGCTGCATCGTTGACGGAAGCCTGGTCAGAGGCGGCTATCTCCGCCTCAGGTGACTCCGTTGCCTCAGTAGTCGTTTCCGCCGTCTCCGTCGAGGTCTGCGATTCGTCGCTCATGATTCTGTTCCCTTTCCTTTGCTCCACGCTGCATGCTGATAAACTTCTCCGGGGCGGCTTCCATCAGGTCGTTCAGGACCGTCAAGCCCACGATTCGTCGTCCCTCGTTGTAAGCGGTCGTGTACGGGTCCGGGTTGAACGACTCGCTGAACACGTTGGCCATGGCCAGGAGCCGCCAGAGGAATCGCCTCCCGCTCCTGGTTCCGGCCACGCTCTTGATGTCGTCCAGCTCTTCACGCCGCCACTCAGTAGTAATGTCCGTCATATACCCAGAATCCTATTCAATGCGCTGGAGTCTCCCACCCCGGTTTCTGACAGCAGCCGCGCGGCCTGCGCGCCCTGCTGCATCGCAGGGGCGGCTTGCGCCAGCTGTTCAAGCTGTTGCTGCTGCTGTTGCTGTTGCGCTCTCTCGGCTCGTATTTTGGCTACCACATCGTCTGACAACACCACCTTGGGCGACGTGCCCAGCATTCCGGCCATCTCGTCAACGGAGTGGTCAAAGTCGATCTTGTCCAGAATGTCGGGGCGAATGGCGGCGATGTTCCCCACAAACCCCATGAGCTGCTGAATAGCCGCAGTGCCAATCATCTTTTGAGCGCTGGCCATTATCGACACGTATTCGATGTTGATCGGCTGGCCGCGCAGCTCTTCGGGCAGCGGGGGGATCAGCTTCCTGCTCTCCATAATCCTGTAGGTGCGGTGAATGATGGGACTCAGCAGCTCCTCGTTCATTCGCTCCATCACAGGGCCAAGGATCAGAAGTTTCTCCTGGTGCCGCTCCTCCACCTCGCGGGCGGTCATGTTGCTGATATCCGACGTGGCGAACATCTGCATCATGTCGGCGTAGAAAGCCTTGTTGATTTGAGCCTGAAGCGCCTGGATCTTCTCCGCCAGTGGGGCCAGCGTCGCGGGGGGGACATCCTGCATGGGGCGAGCTCCCGCGCCCGCCGCCTGTGACAGTCCCGAGATATAGGTAATCGCGCCGGGCAGCATGCTGATGCGCTGGTTTCTCAGCATGGCGTCGGCGATCAGGGGCGGGTCGGCGATCTTGTTGACGATCTTGTCAAACAGCTTGACCGCAGATTGCAGCATCTGATTGTCGGACAGCGAAATCATCCCCGGACAGCATGAGCCGTAGACGTCTTCGCCCGTCACCTCCCAGCGGGGAGCTTGAGCGGGAAAATCGCGGAACCCTCCGCAATCCAGCATCCTGCCGCTGTCGCCGTCCGCCAGCTCGAAGCGGGCCGAGATGTACGGAAGGTTGCGGTTGTCCTTCAGCTCCGGGTTTCGTCCCCGGTTTGGCTGGATTGCGTGGACAACGTCAATCCACTCGTCAAAGTGCTTGTTGTCGTAGGCCAGCCGCACCTGATCCGAAACGTTCTCTTTGCCGAACTCGTCCACCAGCTGGCTGACAGTCATGCTGTATTCGCGGATCAGGGTATTGACTCTGCCGCCGGAGTCGGTCCCCAAGTAAAACGAGCCCACCGGCAGCGGATAGAAGCGGATTACGTCCTGATCATCCTCCATGAGGAGCTGAGCCCCCACGCCGAACGCGGCGAGCTGATGGTAAATGATGGGCAACGCCTGATAGATATTCGATGAGCTGAACACCTCCCGCATGGTGTTCTCCACGTCGAACAGCCACCGCTTTACGGCGTCGCTCTCCGCTGCCTGCGCATTGCTCACCGACAGCCGGAACCAGGGGCGTGCGGGAGAAGTCAGTCCGGCCATCATCCCCGACACCAGCACCCGCAGCGCAAACGGCGCGGTATTGTCGTAGATGTCCTGGCCGGAGCGTGTGCCCTTGTTGCACTCCGACGAGAGAAAGCGGGTAGAGCGGGGAGACAACAGGCGGGCGATGGATTTCCAGTGTCCGTCGTAGCTGTTCCGCTCCTGCTTGAGCTGGGAGAGCCTGCACAGGACATCCTGCTTGAGCTTGGCCGACATCGTCACAGCCCCAGGAGTGATTTGACAGCCGTGGTAGCCTGTCCGCTCGCGCCTTTGGAACTGGTCAGGATCGTGTTGCTTGCGCTTGCCCTCAGCCGGTTGCGTTCAGAATCTCGGGCAGCCACCACCGCAGCGTCCTGTTCTTCGGGCGCTTGGGCCACAGGGGTAACCTTGGGCTTCCCACCACCGCACCCCAGAACGGGCAGCAGCAAAAATGACAGGATGTAACGTTTCATAATCCCCCCAGAGGGTTGTAGTCGGTTTGAGCAGTGTGATACTCAGCCAGCGGATCAAAGGCAACCTGAGCGGTTGCCCCGCGTCCCCAGGCATCTCGAGGGTGAACCGGATAAGCGAAGGTTAACGCCAGGGCGTCGGCGATGTCAGGCGACTTGAGCCCCCGCGCCTTCATCGCCTCCTTGGACTCAATAGCGAACTTGCTCGTTTGCGTGCTGAACAGGTACTGAGGCGCGGCCAGATCGGCGATCAGCTCCGGCATGTCGGGTATGGCCCCCTTGCTCTTCACCCACTGCGCAAGACTGTCCCACATCTCGGCCCGCTTGTTGGCGTACTTGGGATCAATGGGCCTGCCGCCAAAGTTGACCTCCTGCACGTCGTGCCCCAGCTGACGCAAGCGGTCGATGACGCCCTCGCCCCGTCCTGCATCCACGAACACGGCGTCAGGCCGCCATTCCGTGATGGTCTTGGCCACCATTCCGGCCAAGTCCATGTTGCTGATGGAGGTAAACACCTGGGGAGAGAACGCCGCCAACCCCTGCCGCCTGAAGATCACCGACCTGTCGCCGCCGTACCGCGCCACGTCCACTCCGATGATCCGAGCAGCAAACGAGTATTCTTCCTCACGGTACTGGCGCTTTGCCGCCTTCACCGCCTCGTCCATACCAATGAGCTGGTTGTCTCCCACCGCCAGACATTCGCCCTCCCAGATGTGGGCGTACGCTTCCGGCTCGCGCTGCTCCATATCGCGCCGCTCCCGGTCCAGCACCTCCGGAAACCATGGATTGTCGCGCCAGCCTATTTTCACCACCGTGGCGTCAGCGGGAGGATTCAGAACGAACCGCCGGAACGTGTCGTCTGTCTGAAGGTGCGGGTTGAACGACACCCATATTTCAGATCCTTCCTTGCGGATCGTGGGAATCAGCCGCTCCCAGGACTCGCGCGACACCTTTTCCGCCTCTTCCACCCAGCAGACGTCGAACCCTTCCGCCGACTTGATCTTGTTCGGGTCGGTCTTGAGCCCGGCAAAGACGAACACCGTACCGTTTTCCCCCCGGATCTCCTTCTCCAGCACGGTGTATGCCGCCGACAGTTCCAGCGCCTCAATCTGGTCGCGCAGCAGCTGATGCACCGATTCCTGGATGGAGTTCTGATATTCGCGGGCGCACATGATCCTGAGCGGCTTCCAGGTGCCGAGCAGGAGCAAGGCCCGAGCGAAGCCCCAGGATTTGGCTCCGCCCCTGCCGCCGTAGGCCACCTTGTAACGGCGCGGCTGGAACAGGAACTCCAGCTTTTCTGGAAACTTAATCTCGGCCATCGTCTTTGCCTATAAAGCGGATGACGAACTCAGTGGGGAGAGGCACCCCATTGGCTCCGGTGTGCTCCATGGACTGAGTCGCCTTGCCGTAGCCCCGGTCGAGCAGCTCCTTTGCCGCCGCGATCCTGGCGGCGTCGTTGTCCGAGTTGCGCATGATCGCGGACAGAGTCTCCAGAGCCTTGGCGCTATACGTCTGCGCCAGCTCCTTGATCTCGGCGGTGCTTTTGTTGGGGATACCCTTTGGGCGTCCTTTCGGATTATTTGACTTCCCTTTGGGTGGCACTCTTGTAAGTCCTTGTTGTTTTCAAAACGCAAAAAGGCCCGAGGTGTTGAGCCCCAGGCCTTAAAGTTATGGTTGAAGTTTCCGATAGCATGAGCCATCGGTAGCAGGGTTTTATGGACTATTCAATGTCATGTGCAACGAAATCGTTATCCAGCTGGTACTGTTCCACCGACTCCATGTAGACGTACTTCATGCGTCCGATCCTGAACCCGGCCAGTCTGCCGTCATCAATCATGCGATGTACGGTTGCTTTGTCGCACCCCAGGAGTGAGGCCACCACAGATACGCGCCGGGCTTTTTTGAGGGTGTTCAACGCAACCTCCCTTGAGTCTATCAAACGTCAGTACCCCAATCCCTTCAGGTATAAAATGGCATCTTCAAAACCGCGTGCTATTTTTACCGCCCATCCCGCGTTTTCCAGATGACCCAACCAATCCTTTTGTTCCATCGACACAACTCCGCCAGAACGTCGTTTTAATTCAACCGCAACCCCGACGATTCCTGGGATGTTTGGCGGGGGATCGAAGATCAGCACATCCGGGACTCCCCGCTTGACTCCATGACTCTTCAGCCTGGCCGCCACCCGGATGTCTCGGTCCCCGCCGTTCGGGACATGGCACCAGCGCACCCGGCGCAGGTCCAGCCAGCGGGCCAGAGCCGCCTGCTCGTCGTCTTCTTTGGGGACCGGAGCGACCAGGCGGAAGGGCTTTGTTGATGTTTTTTTACCTTTGTTCAATTTTTGGCCTTTTGAGCTGGTTTGTTTTGCAAACCCTTATCAGGGTATGGGTTTGATGTTTTAATTGCCCTGAGTATGGCATTTTGTTCGTTTTAAGCCATATCGTCATGCAGTGCCCCACCGGGAAAAACCGGCTAACAGCGCGTCAAGCCGTTTTGCGGCCTCCTCGTGCTGCGTTTCCGTGAACTCGGCCAGGGCTGGGCGCGACAGATCCGCCACCAGGCGGGGAGGGCTCCAGCGCCGTCCCAGCTCCAGCAGGCGCGGGATCTTGGGAAAGCGCTCGTCCAGCTTCAGCGACTGGCGCGCCGCCAGTTCGAACGCCTCCATGCAGATTTCGCCCTTGATTGCCTCGTGGTAGATCGCCGTCTGCTCCCGGTCCGGTTGTAGCCCGTGCGCCTTGTAGAGCGCTGCCATTGCCGCGGCAAAGCGCTTCTTGGCCTCCTTCGAATCGTCGATCATCGTCATCTTCACCCCCGTTGATAAACGCGTTCAGCTCACGCTCCGCCGTCTCCCGCCACCGATCCGGGTAGCTCTGGGGAGAGGCGCGGGACTTGCCTGGGCCGTTGCCTCTCAGCACCCCCTCGACGTAAGCCAGGTTGGTGATGCCCCTCGCTGCCGCCGTCTGGAACGCCTCGCGGATCGCCGGGGCCGTGAACTCGCAGCAGAGCTTTCCCGCCAGCGGCTCGCATCCTCCCGGCATGACCTGGCCGAAAGCCTCGTTGAAGAGAAACCGGACATCGGTCGTCGTCATCCTCCTCCTCGCCGTTTGCGGAGTGGCCTCGCGCGTCTGAGTTGGCATCTCCTCAGAAGCAGAAGAAGAGGAAGAAGGGGGTTTAGGTTTTATCTTTTCCTTTTCCTTCTCCCTTCCCTTCCCTTCCCTTCCGTCAGTGAGTCCTCCGTGAGTGTTCAGTGAGGGCTCAGTGAGTCCTCCGTGAGTGTTCAGTGAGGGCTCAGTGAGTCCTCCGTGAGTGTTCAGTGAGGGCTCGTGTGTTTTTTGAGGCTGTGGCAGCTTCGTTTTTGACGGCCTGTTTATGTTCTGGTGCTTGGTAAATCCACGAACATTCAAGAACTTTGACCCATCAACCTCGTATTCAACAAGCAGGCCGTTGTTGATGAGTTCCAAAACCAATGGCTCGACATCAAAACAATCGGCGGGGAAAATCTTCATTTTCATTTGCTTCGTTGACCGCTCAATGTTGCCGTTGTCATCGGCAAAATTCCAAATCCCGATGAACAACAGACGAGCACACACTGAGCATTCGGTTACTGCCTCATCCGTCCAAAATTCCGGCTTGATCGTCCTGATTCTTGCCATACGCTCCCGCCCTTTTTAAGCAATTACAAACGATGTTTTACTTTGTCTCGAAATAACCCGGTTAAGCGCTCGTCAGACTGACACCCCCATAGCATCGGCGCAGTACTGCATGATGGTAGCCGGATTGAGCGCCGGGCTGGCGGGATGGTCCCGCTTTACCAACGCCTCGGTATAGATGGCCCTCAAGGCAGACTCCAGCACCTTCACCCTGCTGCAATACTCGGCATCATCTCCGGCCAGCTTGCGCATGGTCCCGTCCCAGGCAGCGGAAACAAAATCAAGAATCTCGTCATCTATCGCGGAGCCACATCCTGCGTACATGTCAAGCACCGCCTGCTTGACCTTGTCGGCCTTCCTCGCCACACGCTTGTGCTCCGGCACGAGCTGCTGATATCCGTGGATTGCCATGACTGCCAGGCTTCCAACGGCGCTGACCAGCTGCTCCTCGGTCATATCATCTGAAAGCTGAATAGGTGGGGTTGTGTAAGGCTGGTAGGTTACGCGTCCTGAAGGCGAGATGTTGCGAGTGAAGAGGCTTGGTGAGTCCATATCGTTACCTTCCTGTTGTTATTGGTTTTTGCGCCCTCAGCAGCAGCTCCAGCCGCGCGAGGGCGTTCCAGGCGGCGTGGGCGGCGTGACTCAGGCCAGATTCCGGGTCGTTACTTTCTCCTGTGGCCTCCAACATGAGATGACGATACATGGCGTCGGTGTAGCGCCGCTGTCCATCACAGACCTGCATCCAGCCGTTGTCAGTGTATTTGCGCGCGCCGTAGGTTCCGATCTCTCCGACGGCCACGAGCGCCCGGGGGAATCCGTGCATTACCAGGCCGAGACGGACCTTTTCGGCGTCCAGTTTGGATCCGGGATCGTGGGCCGCGAGTCCGTTGGGGTCGTGGTGATTTTTCATTTCTCTACCTCCACTTCGTTCATAATACCCTGCGCCTCAGCCAGCAGTTGTCGCAGATCCTGGAGGGCGCAGCGCAGGTTGACGTTCTCATGGATCAGGTTCCCGGAGACCCGGTGGGCGTGATCCAGCGCCCGCTGCTGCTCGTCGATCCTGGTTTTCAGCCGCTCCACCTGGCGGCGCTCGGCGGCGGTCATGGGTTCACCTTTCCGGACTTGGACGCAGCAATTGATGGCCTCGCCCACTGCCTGCTCCATTTCTGCCATACCGGATCACGCCGCCCCGCATTGTCCCGGTACAGCATCGCCATCGGCAGGAATCCAGCGTCAAGGGTCTGCTGCATCCGTTTTGCTGCCGCCTCGATAGTATCCGCCGGCCAGCCGCACAGAACGTATGCCCGGAGCACATGACTCGCCGTGGTGAACCCGGAAGCCAGCATCATCTGCCCTGCCCGTTGCAGCGGTTCCAGATCGTCGGGGGTGTCGTTGGCGAAAAACACCTGTTTTGGTTTCAGCGCCCGGAGAGCATCAACGTGCCACTGCTCAAGGCGCTTCGCTTCCAAGCCGCCCGTGAATTGCACCCGGCCATTCCGTTTCTGCCCGGCCAACATCGCAAACACGGCCCGCTGATGATCCTCAGAACATGCCAGCAGGTTATCATCCAGCACGTTCCAGCCTCCTGTAATCGGTAGTTCTCGGATGGTTCCCTCTCGTTTTGGAACGGAGCAAAACCAGCAGGAGTTCGGGCAGCCCCGAGAAGTCAGAACGTAGCCGTTCTTGACATATCGCCCCGGTACAAAATCCCCGCCGCGTTCTCCCGTAGCAGGGCCGCCTATCGTGACTGGAGCTACACATGACCACGCAGCGGATAACTTCTCGGCCAGAGGCAAATCCCAGGTGAACGCAACAGACACATGTACCTCGTCGGCCTCGTCGAACAGCCCCGGCGGCGTGCCAATCCTCACCAGATCATCATCCGGAGTGGCAGCTGTTTTCCGGGGAAATACCCTGATGATTCTCATGCTCAATACCTCCCCGCCAGGCTGATGATCTTCTCGGCATTGGACGGGCTCAGGGTCTGGCCAAGCGTAAGGCGGTCGTGCATGTCGCCGACGAAGCGTCGGGCCCAGGCATCGCTGATATCGCCGGATCGGACCAGGGAGAGCAGGCGGTCAACCTCGGTGCGGATGTGGGTTGGGGTCATGGGGTGACCTCAACATTGGCCACCGGAGAGTCCATGGGATGAATCTTTCCTACCGTCTGAATCGGGGTCCACCATCTAGCTTTTGCCCGAGGAACACTAATCCGATGCATTGATGTATTCATGAACGTTTCGTTGCGCTCAGAGTAAATAGTCACGAAACATGAGATACTGTGTCTCGTCTTTGGCTCACCAACCACAAGACACATTTGAAAGTCTTTTGGGGCTCGTTTCTGTGCATCGACCCACTTCATAACTGGCTGACACTGCCCAAGGAGTACCCCCGCATCAAACGCAGCCTCCAGGTCGATGGCGTTGTAGAGCATCAGCTCCCCACCGTCGCGCTCGTAGTCCTCAAACCAATCTCCGAAAGTCATCTCTCCACCTCCGGCGGATCGGGCAGTTGCATCCAGTGGGTGACCTGATCGGCCCTATACTCCAGGCCGTTATCATCAATCCAGCTGTCCCCGTCCTTGCTGCCCACGAACACCGGGTCGAACCCGTCCGGAGCGTAGAGCAATACCGTGGTGTCATCGTCTGATAATGTCTCATTTGCTGATATCCATGTGCTCATTTAACCCTCCATCGCTGCCGACGGTATGCCAGCAGGAAAATCATCTTTAATTCTGGAGTCCACCCTATCGGGAAGGCCCCGCCAAAAATCCCTGTTACGCTCCATTGCAATTTCGGCCTCTAGCATCACCTGGCGGGGCACGGCTCTTCGCCCTGTCGTGTACCCCTGATACGTCGATTTTTTCAGCCCCAGGATCTGGGACATGTCCCGGAGCGAAAACCCCATTTCGCGCTGGATCTCAACCAGCCGCATACGATTTGCGTTGTTTTTGTCTGTATCAGCTGTTTTCGTGTGCGCCACGTCGCCCCTTCCGTTCCCAGCTCAGTATTTCATCAGGTCTCAGCAAACGGGGCTTACCGTGGCACCAGACGCCGATATTACTGACCATGTTGCCGTTGATAATGGTATCTACCCGCCTGCTGACGCTGATGTGGTCATCGTTGTAAAAGCTCACCCTGTCGCCAGGCCGGATACTGTCGGCGTCAATCCCGCTCATGTTTCCACCCGCTGCTGTTCTTCCCAATAGAGTCGATCCATGGTCGCCATGAACAACGGCATGACTTTGCTTTCGTCGCCATGAAAACCGTTATAGTCAAAGGCCTTTCCTACTGAACCAGAGTCGCGTGTGTGATTTATCAGCAATCCGATACCCAGCGCCTCGGATGTGATTTTCATTGCCTCCGGTATCAGCCTGTGACGCGCTTTGATGTATTCCAGGTCTTGCATAACGTCTCCTTTGTGGTTTTAAAATCTTCCCCCAGCCCGCGCACAGACGAACACGGGCCAGGGGAGCATCGGACCGGAGCAGGAGGTATGGCCCCGGCGTATCTGCGCCGACGCTTATTTCGGTTGAAGTGGCATCTTCTCCAATTCGGACGCAACCCACCGGAGGTAATCAGCGCACTCCTTGGCGCTCCTCCAGCGGTTGAGGTGATTGATTTCCACCTTCAAATATTTGCGGGGTTGCTCGTCCTCGACCGTCACGGAAAAGCTTTGATAGGTTTCCGCCGAGTCTCCGCGCTCCGCAACATATAGTGATTCAATGAGTTTCACTGTTCCTCCTTCTTGGATTGCACCATCAGGAGAATATCGTTCAGGTACTGCTCCGGCTTGTCTTCGAGGTCGATCAGGGCAGACGGTCGTTGGTAAGAATTGATATCATGTCGTCGGCAGTCTCGCCGCTGGACTCCGCCAGATCGGTAACAGCCCTGCATACCGTCTGGAACAGAACGGAGGTGTCAGCCGCGAGCGCTTCCGGCTCCGGCGTGACTTCGGCCACCTCTTCGGCGGTCATGGGGATTTCTGCCTCTTCCGTAAACCTGGAAACAATGTCTGTGGCTTTCGCGTTGATCTTTGAGTTGGGCGACAGTGTTGCGTCCTCTATGTCCTCCAACTCCTCAGCGGATCTCATGCCCATCAGAATTTCAGGGGCGTAGAGCCTCCCAAACAGGGTGGCGGCACGGTAGCGCAACATCAGTTCCGGCATGGTCTGCCATTTGCTGCCGCTCTTGGAAAACCAGCCTTCTTTTTTGGCGATGGCGACTGACACCGGGGGGGAATCCAGTTTTTCCCCGGTCGCTTTCTCCGTTGCCACGGCTACACACGTCCGGTTATCGCCTTCTCCGCTCATTTCGAACTTCATGGCGCTGAATCTGCCGCAGCCGTTAATGGCGGCAATGATAAAGGTGGATGACCATGACGGCTTGCCGTGGACGATATAAAGGTTTTGCATTACGGCAAGAGGGCTTGCCCCCATGCGGGTAGCCATCTCCAGGGCAATCACCACGTTGGCAATCTTGGTTGCCTTCTCCTGCGGGGGGACGCCCACAATGGAAAATTCCTTGGGAACCAGGGCAGACGAGGCCAGCATGGTTGCCTGACGCTGCATGAACTCGAAGGCCAGGGAAGAACCGAAACCGGCTATGATCTCTTTTGTCTCTGTTGCTGCGGGTAAATTGTTACTCATGATTATCTCCATTTCGGCATGTCCCACTCTTCAAGTAGGGCAGCGGGTGTGATTTCGTCCAGGCTGGTGACGTGCGCCGGGATTGTGTAATTTGGAAACTCGTCTCGCTCGTAACACTCCTTGACCAATCCCATGAGCCGGGAGCACTCCCCCTTGGCCCACTCCATCCATTCGTAGGACAGGTAGCCGCAACGCACCGGATATGGGGCTGAAGTTTCGGCGGCTACAAAAACAAACGTGTCAGCCGGGATATAGCACGATTCAGCGGCTATCGTGTAGTGTGACGCCTGAATATCGTAATTGAGGTTGACGGCTTGGTTTGAGAACTTGCCTACGCTGGCGCACGTCTTGTAGTCCACCAACACCTGCTTTCCGGGGTTGTGGTCGATCCGCGCCTTGCAGCGCAGCCCGGTAGCGGAGTCGTCCCAGATCAATGTCAATTCCTGGCTGCCGGATCTCAGGAGAGTGGATGCCAGGGGATGAGACTGGAGCGAACGGTGAAGGCCCAACACAACGTCAAACTGTTCCCGCGTAAGCATGGTTTTCCCGGCGTTTGCAAGCTGGAGTGCTAGCACTTCCGCCTTGTACTCTTTGGTTGACGTCCAGCGCTGTCCCTTGAAATCAGGAGGAGGCAATATCTTTGGCATCACCGCGAACTCCGCCAGAAACGCCGCCTCACCCTCCAGGGAATACGCATGGCTGGCGCTCCCCAGGATCATCGACGGGGTCTGCTCCACCGTCAGGAGCGCGGAAGCCGGGTTGTTCCTGAACTTCTTGAGGAACGAGCTGCTGATGTACGGCAGGGCGTGATACTCTGCCGCCAGGATGTTTTCGTGGATTCCGGGTGGCAATCCCGGCGGTGCTTTTATTTTTGTTGCCGAGGTCTTCATTTCTGCTATCCTTTCCTGTGTGTAGTAGTTGATTCGCCCCGCTCGCTACGGGGCGTTTCTCATCAGCTCAACCATCACCTTTTTGTGGGGTCCGCTGAACCCCTGATTGTTCGCCTGCTGCATGATGATGCGCCCCGCCTCTTCGGGGGTGTCGGCCTCTGTGTATCCCGTGTACCAACCGCAAACGCAGCGGGTGAAGGGAATAGTTACCTCATACCGTTTCATTGCTCATCCTCCTTCAACAACGCCTCAATCTCTTCGATACCTCGCTCTCCCAGCAGATTAGTAACGTCAATCCCGTTGTACTCCACCCGCTCAATCTCTATTGCCCCCGGTTCGTCCGGTTCCATCGGAACCCCCAGGGAATCCCTTGCTCCCCGATAAGGTGGAATGTAGCAGTAGGTAACCTCCACCACCTCATCGTTGAAAATTATCTGTCTGGCTGCCATTCCGTTACCCCTCCGTCCATCGTCTCTTTACGCCGCCAGATGACCGGCCCCGGCGGGGCGGTGATCCTCATTATCTTCGGTGCGAATCGCGGAGTTACCATGAAAGAAAAGCACTCCGGGCAATAGGTTTTATTGGTGGTGTTGCGGGAGCACATCAGGCAGCGGTGCTCCGGGTAGCTTTTGGAGCGGCGTTTCATGCTTCCCCCAGATGCCGCATCAACTCCAGATGCCTGCCTTCGCAGATTCCATCCGCCTCTTTCCTAAGTCCCCAGATCCTGACCAGTTCCGGCAGCTCTTCGGCAGGCGTATCTGCGGGCAAATCACAAACGAGCCTGATACCCTTCACCAGCGCATCAACCCCGGACATGGCCGCGCCCCACGTTGTTGATGGTATCGGCCACAGGAGGACGGTCGATGGTCTCGGCGATCTTGATAAGCCCGGCAATCATGATGGCAGTTGCACCGGAGAACATTAAAATCACGATGAGAGTAGCCAGCGGACGACCTCCGCGCTTAATCTCGTCATCCAGTTTGGCCATCTCCTCGTTGCGATCCGTCTGGCAGTCCCTCCAGCCTCTTGCATACTTGTCCATGTCAAACTCTCCTTTTGCCGCTCATTTTGAAGTTAAGCCACTCGCTTTCACCGCACACCGGACATACAAAGCGGTCAATATCCGCATAGTAATTTCTGTCGTGTATCATCCGGGCACCATGACAGCGGGGACATTTTCGTTGTTTCATCCTCGTTCCCCCATACGGGCGGAACACGTAAGCTCGGACTGCGCCGCAATCCAGGCCTGTATCGTTGACAGCTTGTAGCGGCAGCTTCTCCCCACCCTGACGAATGGAGGTGCAGCCGGGTTTCCCGTCATGCGCCATTTAGCCAGGGTCTGTCGCTGCATGCCGATCATGCCCGCCGCCTCCTTTTCATCGATAAGCCTGTCTGGTTCCATTGACTCCCTCCTATTGCCGGGTGTTGTGCTTTGTGATACGGATGTGATCTACGGTTATTGTCAGGACGACACCGGCAGACAGCCCCAGCAAAAAATAGAGGATCAGCTCATGGATACGCTTAACGCCATCATCAATCAGCCGCTTTTCGGGCTGCTGACGTTTCTGGTCGGTCTTCTGCTTGGCCATCTCCTGACCAAAAGCCGGTTCTACGAAGAGCACCGATTCACCCAGACTGACCGCGCCGTTGAAACGTTCAGAAACACGATCCTCAAAACCCTGCATGGCCTGTATCCCCAGGTCGCTGTCTGGAACCCTCAGCAGTGCGACCGCTTCAGGGACACCCTGCCTGACATCGAATGTGCTGTCGCCATGCTGCGCCCTTACGTCTCCCAGAAAGACAGACTGGATCAGGCAGCCCGCGAGTACCGTGACTGCTGCGCCTCGCTTACCTTTGACAGTCAAGGCGCGTGGGCCATGTATCCCAGCATGCGGGAATCCGAAGAATCCCCGCTCGACCGCTTTACCCGCGCCGTCAACGCTCTGCTGTCCATCTCTCGCTGATTCCATCCTCGCCCCCGTTAATTCGTCGTCTCTTCTGGCTTCTTTTCCTCTTCCACCCACACCAACACCCCGATTTCTTCCAGGGCCGCGATAATGCTTCTCGATGTGGGACTGTCGCACGGGTACGCCCCCCGCAGCACCTGGCGGAACGTGGTGCTGTTGAAACCCCTGGCCGTGGAGAACAGCCCCGGCGCGCGGCCCGACTCCCGAAAACGTCTCCGGGTCTCCTCAAAATTGATTCGTTGCATCTCTGGTGCTCCTTGATGTTGAAACTGAAACTATGATTCACTCATTGACCGAATTGTTGTCACAGCTAAAAATCTGTGGCATATTCTGAACGTTCATCGTTTTTCTCCTTTGCCCCGCGTCCTGTCTCCCAGGCGCGGGGCGTTGTCATTTCATCCTGAAACTAGCCGTCGCCGGAGCCGTAGCCGTCGCCGTAGCCGTCGCCGTAGCCGTCGCCGGAGCCGTAGCCGGAGCCGTAGCCGGAGCCGTAGCCGTCGCCGTCGCCGGAGCCGTCGCCGGAGCCGTAGCCGTAGCCGGAGCCGGAGCCGTAGCCTATTCCTGCCATACAGGGACCTCCGCAATGGATTTTGCTGCGACATCTGTGATAGGGATGATCTCGATCACCTCGGTCAGCAGCACCTCGGGGACGGCGCAGGGGAACTTGCACTCGCTGGGATTGCTCGTTCCGGTGGTTGCCAGCTGGCTCAAGGACGCCGCGCCCCTCCAAAACCAGATCCTGCGGGCATCGGTCAGCACAGCTTCCTTGCAGTTCCTCTCCTTGATGGTCCCCGCGAACACACCCGCCGAATACGTCCTCACCATGCAGTACTTTCCAATCATGTTGTTCTCTCCTTGTGGTTGATAGGGGTCGTGCCCCGTGCTATTACTACCCTTCACCGCTTTGCGGTGGCAGGACTGTCTTTACGGTAAAGGAATGCGATATATGCCAAGCGAACCACTAAGCCCCACTGTCATTGCCGCCATTGCTGCTACGGTAGGTGCTGGTGTGGCTGGAATCTTTGGAATCGTTGCCCAGCTGATTGTTCAACGTGGAGAAATCAAGAGGCACAAACGGAAAACGACTATTGATACGGCGCTTGCGTATTGGCAAAGCGAACTGGAGCTTGCGAAGTATCTGGGCGAAAAGACGGGCCATGAAGTCGAGTTTGCCTCTTTGGACGTTTTTATTATTCAAATGACGATGATCAATGACGTGCTGGATAGCAGACCTTCCACTGCAAATCTGATACTTGAACTTGAGAACATCGACATTGCTATTGAGGACATACTTCGTGCCAAAAAACGTCGTCACGAGAGGGAAACGCAAGGTCTCGGCTGAACCGAAGTGAAGCCAGCATCCGGGATGCATTGGGCTACTGAGGATTTCGATGTCTCCGTCTGAGTTGAACTTGTAAGGTATGATTGTTTTTTTCATTGTTATGCCCCCTGAATGTAACGTTGCGCCCTTGTTGTCCGACTACAATAAATCCCTAATTCGAAAGGCCAACTCATGTCGCCAACGCCTGAACTTAAGAAGAAGCTCAAGCTGTGTGATCTGGAGATTCAGAATTTTGTAGCCAATCTCCAGCTTGAGAACGCGAAACTTCAAAGACGAATTGCGAAGCTTGAGGCGGAAAAGATAACGTCTCACAACAGGATCCTTGCACTTCAAAAAGAGCTTAAAAAAGGAAAGCCACAGGGCGTGTTTCATTTCCAACCCCCTTTTTTTGCCCGCCTTCGCCGCCTCCCGCTTAGCGGCGATAGGTGAAGGTGATGTAGGTATAGTTGATATAATTTCAACCGTCAAGAAAAAAATTCAACTACGAGGTGAGAAAAATGCAACTGCTCGACGAGGTAAAGAAACTATTCAATTTCACTGATGATGTTGAACTTGCTCGGTATCTAAAGAAGGACAAAAGCACAATCAGCAAATGGAGGACATCGGGAGAGATCCCCGCCAAGGCGGAACGAGAGTTGGAAAAAATTCTACGGGAATCATTCCCCTCTCCACCCCCTGAAGAAGTCCCGCCAGATGCCTCCATAAAGATCCCCCTGTACAACGCCTTGGGTGATTGCGGCCCTGGCGCACTCAATCATCACGACCAGGTTGAAAACTGGCTTTCCTTTACCGCCGAATATGCTCGGGCCACCTTTGGCACCTCCGGCGCAGGGTTACGCTGCCTGCGCGCCAGTGGCGACAGCATGAGCCCGACGATCTCACCCGGCGACCTGATCATCATCGACAGCAGCGAGTCCACGCTTACCCGCGACGGGGCCGTCTACGTTCTGCGGATGGGTGACACCATCAGCATCAAACGGCTGCACCGTCTGCCGGGCAATATCATTCGGATATCTTCAGACAATGAAATGGGGTGGAACAGGGAGATGACGTTTGACGAGGCCGAAGCGGACGGGGTAACGATAGTGGGAAGAGTGGTTTTCGTGGGAAGGCTGACGTAGTGCAAGATGCGCGACAATCCTCTTGACGTATAGCACCAAATAATGACACCATACAGACATGAACAGCAAGCACCGCAAAACCCTTCAGGCAATCTTTGCCACCCCGGTGCAGCCCGGAATCAACTGGAACGACATCGAGGCGCTACTGATTGCCTTGGGGGCGCAGAGGTACGAGGGGAACGGCTCGCGGGTCCGCTTTCTGCTGAACGACGTTCGCGCCACCTTTCACCGGCCACATCCACACAAGGAGACCGACAAAGGCGCGGTGGTATCGGTCAGGAGATTTCTTGAGGCAGGAGGAATACAGCCATGATGGAATACAAAGGATATGCGGGGCGGGTGGAGTTTGACGACGAAGCCGGTATTTTTCACGGCGAAGTCATCAACACCCGCGACGTGATAACCTTCCAGGGCACCACGGTTGAGGAAATCCGCCAGGCGTTCATAGACTCGGTGGATGACTATCTTGATTTTTGCGCGCAGCTGGGTCAAGCGCCGGACAAGCCTTTCACCGGAAGATTCATGCTTCGCCTCCCTCCCGATCTCCACCGTCAGGCATACATTGCCGCTCGCCAGGCGGGCAAAAGCCTTAACGCATGGATCGGAGAATGTATCGTCAAAATGGCGCATGTCGCATGATCCACCCGTGAAAGCCATTCGGCAGACGCGAAAAGGGCCACCCTCACGAGTGACCCTTTTTTGTTTGGCTGCTTCCTATGTGTTACCTATTTCAAGGTTGTAAAAAATAAAACTAACAAAATCAAGAGTTTTCAGAAATAAAAACTGAAATCATTCATTTCATAGGGTGATTCGTCGAGACACTCCAGGAGGATGTCCACCAGCTCCGGGTCGAACTGTGCGCCCTTCTGCTTCTGGATCTCCTGTAAGGCCTGCTCCCTGTCTATGCCCGGCCTGAAAGAGCGGGGAAAGAGCATGGCGGCAAAGGCGTCGGCGAGACAGACGATGCGGGCGTGCAGGGGTATCTGCTCTTCCTTCAGGCGGGCCGGATAGCCGCTGCCGTCCCAGTGCTCGTGGTGGTGCAGGATGGTGGGAACGATGCCGCTCATGTTGTCAAAGCCCACGATGAAGAGCGTTCCCCTGATGGGGTGCTCGCGCATGATGGTCTCCTCCCGCAGGTTGAGACTGTCGGGCTTGGTGAGCAGATCGGGTTCGGTGGCGAACATGCCGATGTCATGGAGCATGGCCCCCAGATAGAGATCACGCATCTCCGTGGCAGGCAGTCCCAGCTTCGCCCCCATGCTCAGACAGTACTCGGTGACCCGTTTGGCGTGTCCCTGGGTGTAACTGTCCTTCTGTTCCAGCGCCTCCACGAGGGACTGCACCGTGGCATTGAACAGGTACCTGTCCCAAATGTCCTGATCATGGGCAGCTCTGCGCACCAGCATCCTGCCGGCGATTTCATCGGCCGTGTGTCTGCCCGCATAGCGGGAAACGATGGCCAGGGCAAATTCCATGGCCGTGCCAGGTCCCCGGCTGGTGATGATCTTGCCGTCGATGACAACCGCGCTCTCCTCGTACTGTGCGCCGGGCAGCTTGTCCCGGTAGTCCGGATAGGCGGTGACCCGTTTTCCCCTGATGAGATCAGCCTGGGAGAGCAGCGTGGTGGCCGCGCAGATGGCGCCGATCAGCCTGCCCCCCCTGCCGAACTCCTTCAGCAGACGGATGACACGGACATCGGCGCCCAGGTTGGTGGTGCCGGGTTGCCCCCCGGGGAGGATGATCATATCGAAATCGTCCACCTTCATGGCGTCGATGGTCCCATCGGGAATGACGCTGACCTTGCGGACGCTCTCCACCGGCCCACCGTGCAGGCCCGCCAGTACCACCTCGAATCCTGCCCTGCGCAGCACGTCGACAACGGTCATGGCTTCGATCTCTTCAAATCCATCGGCCAGCGGAATCAGCGTTCGTGGCATACCTCTCCCCCTGTTCTGTGATCATCGCGCAAAAACTCTACAAACATCACTCAGCCGCTCAGGTTGCACGTGTGAGCATACAGAGAAGTCCCTGATAGTCTCCATGGTTTTTTTGGCGTTCCGCGAAAAAAACCCCTTTTCAGGTTTGTTTTGAATGCATCGTGTTCTTCGATTGTCCGGTGGTTCCGTAACGCGCCTGATACGTTATTCCAATTCCAACTCAAAGCGCTCTCTTCGTTGGCTCGTCGAAGGCTCCT